AGCGAGAAAAGTGTACGCAACTTCCTAAAGCATGCTGAAGTTGACGCAATGATTTTGCCAAAAAAGGGCACAGCAACGACACACTTTATCGTTTTGAATTATAACGACTTACAAGAACAGCAATTGACAGAGGGGCACACGGAGGGCACAGCAAGGGCACAGCAAGGGCACTATCATAAGAAGTTAAGAAGTAAAGAAGGTAAGAATATAGAACAAATAGATAGTGTGAGTATGCGCTCGCGCGCATTCACGCCACCAAGTTTTGAGGAAGTTGAGGCATTCTTTACTTCTCAATTCCGCCATGACCTAGCACAGCCCTATTTCGACTATTACACATCAAACGGCTGGCGCGTAGGTAAGAACCCCATGAAGAACTGGCAATCAGCAGCACGTAACTGGATTAGAAACGAAGCGAAGTATAAACAATCACAAGGATCATCAAATGCACAACCTAGACGCGGCGACAGAGAACGCACAGATACACAAACCTATTACGAACAGCTCGCAAACATTGCCGTTAACTCAGTCAGACAAAGATCGGGCACGGACGGAATGGTTCACAAGGTTATTGGTCAAATTGAACAATCTGCGGGGCTTGCAATTGGAACCGAACCGAGCCGAAGCGATACTTGAGGAACTACATTACCGTGAGTATCCACATCACATAAGCAAAAAAGCCGAGCTAGTGCTGCTTTACAAAGATTTTACCTTCCGTGGCGCAAATGTAATAATCGACATTGCTGACTTCTACCCAGATGATGAGCAGGTTAAAGCAGCAGAAGCAAAGCAAAAAGGTGGTGAGTACTTCGTAATCACAAAGCACGATCTAGAGAACATCCGAGCCGTAGCATACGACAAAGGATTCAGGCGCGGCAAAATCGAGGCTAAAATAGACCCACAGCATTTGCAAGACGCAGACCAAAGCCAAAAGTACGGGTATCAGATACCACCGTCACCGTACGAGCTGGAAAAGGTAGCAATGGAGATGATAAAAGTCGAGCATAAAAAGGGCATCAAGTTTGAAGGTTTGCCGTGGTTGGATGAATTAAGAGGTCGGATTACAAGCGTTTGAACATCCTAGAGCGTCCAAAGTATCAAACAACGAATAAAAACGCGTCTACGGGGCTGGAAACGACCTGCAAACAACTATTAAGCATTACTTAACAACTCAAAAACAACACGGAGGGTAAATATGAGGCGGTATAGAAAGCTAAATGAGGTGCTGGCAATGTCCGACACCATCCTAAAATACTTTGACGTGCACCGGTCACGGTTCGTAACGTGGGCTCTTAAGCAGCCCGACCTATTTCCAGAGGTAGGCAAGCGCGCGATGCAGGATTATTTGTGCATAGCACTCAATAGACACATGATCCCTTCACACATAACAGACACTAGAAGAGCATTAAAAATCATCAAACAAAAACATACCATGAGACCAAACACGCAAAACCCAGCTATCCTAAACCTTATAGACCAATTCTGCAAGCTCTATAACTGCACATGGGAGCAGCTTGTAGCGCAATCCCGATTTCATTGGGTCGTAGAATGCCGATACCTGCTTATGTACTTCTTATTCACGAAGTACCGGCTATCTAATTCCTTGATAGCGCGGCTATTTAACAAGCACCATTCGTCAGTTATCCACGCGCTGCGTAACATGCGCAATCAGATTGAGACGGATGCTAACTTCCGTGAATATGTCGAGCGCATGGAAACGCTGCTAGATATTAACTTTACGGTTAAAGTGGAAGAGATAAAGTGAGTAAATAAACACTTTGTCAAACTAGCTTAAGGTGTGTATAAATGGGAAGACCAAGCATAGAACTAGATGAAGATCTGATCTTTCAAATGGCAAAAGAGGGGTGCAGCGTGGATGATATCGCTACCGAGTTCGGCGTATCGGACGGTTTAATCTACAAGAAGTATTACGAGACGTGGAAAGCTGGACAGGCTGCCGGACGGCGTGCATTGCATCGCAAGCAGTTTGAGAAAGCTATGGATGGTGACGCCGGTATGCTTCGCTGGTTAGGTGCTAACAGGTTGGGCCAGTCAGACAAGGTACATCAAACCAACGGCGTGCAAGAGATTGAAGTAGTAATCCGCAAACCCTTGAAAGCAGACAATGGCGAAATTGGAGATAGCAGACCCGCTACCAGCCCAGATAGACTTCTGGAGCAATCCGGCGAGGCATAGGGGATTCATTGGGGGCATCGGATCAGGCAAGACGCTTGCGGGCTGCGTGGAGGTTCTACGGCAGCCTGCTGGCACGTATGGCACGATCCTAGCACCAACGTACCCAATGCTCCGTGATGCTACGCAGCTAACCTTCTTCGACCTGTTCAGTCAGTACGTAGAAGAGCATAACAAGAGCGAAGGAGTAACGAAGCTCGTAAACGGAACTACGATCTTCTGGAGATCGGCAGACAAGCCCGATTCCCTGCGCGGCCCTAACCTAAACTGGTTTTGGCTAGACGAGGCGGATTACATGGATGGTGCGACGTGGGACGTTATGCTCGGTCGTATTCGCCGCGACCCTACGCGATGCTGGATAACTACATCGCCGAACGGTGATACTAATTGGGTATACGAGCGCATCTACCGAAAGGCCACGGCAGGAAATCCAGACTATTACGTGGTAACGGCAAAGACGCGGGACAATATCCACCTGCCTAGCGAATACGTGCGTAACCTCGAGGAGACGTACACAAGCGAGTTTGCACGGCAGGAATTGGAAGGCGAATTCATTGGGCCAATGGGACGCATCATGCGCAAGGAATGGCTGCAATACGCTCTGCTTCCAGAGGATGATATCAGCTACGTGATCGGCGTAGACTTGGCAGTAGGTATGAAGTCCAACGCAGACGATCGTGCTATTGTGGTAGTAGGCAAGCGTGGCACGACGTATTACGTCGCTGATGTAGTATTCGGCAAATGGTCATTCAACGAGACCAAAGACAAGATCAAGCAGACCGCGTACAACTGGAATGCGGTGCGCGTATGCGTGGAGAACGTAGCATACCAAGAGGTAATGGTGCAACAGCTACGCGCCGAGACCATGTTGAACATCCAAGGCGTCAATCCACGGGGGCGCAATAAGCTCACGCGCTTTCTACCGATTGCAGGCAAGTATGAGCACGGGTACATCAAACATGTGAATAGCGTACCTTTGGAATTTACCGAGCAACTGCTTATGTTCGACGGCAAAGATGGGAAGCCCGACGATATGGTTGATGCTCTCATCTACGCTGTAAACGGACACGAATCAAACACTTACGTTTACGAGATATAGTGGCAATAGCCGATTACTTCCAAAAGCTCTTTGGTCGTAACAATCAAGCACTACCAAGCCCAAACGGCACGCAAGTCGGTGGGCGAATTGGCTATCCCTCAAAAGCTGGTTACCTTGCCAACGTCGAACATGGATTCAATCGCAACCCAGTTGTAGCTGCTTGCGTTGGTGTTTACGCATCTACGCTAAACGAGCCGCCTTTGGCTGCGATGTACGACGATGGTACAATCAATCGCAACCACCCGGTCAGTCTGCTATTCCGCAAGCCCAATCCTCGGATGGGCCAAGCTGAATTCTGGCAGATCGTCTGGACATACCTAGCGATCAGCGGCAATGCCTACATCGTGAAGGTACGCTCGGCAATGGGTAACATCGTCGAGCTGTACCCATACTCGGATGCTCACGTTGCGCCTCTGCTTAACGATCTGGGATGGGTCTATGCTTACCGCTACCAGTCAGGCAACATAACGCAGGATTGGCCCGCGGAAGATGTGATCCATATCCAGAATCCAGCGTACCGCGATCCAGTCAATATGCACAAGGGCGTAAGCCCTATCTCGGTAGCATGGGATAAGATCAACACCTACAATGAGCTGCAAGCTACGATCTATTCGCTTGTAGCTTCTAATGCTATCCCTAGCGGTATCTTGTCTGCACCGGGCGATGTTCCTATTTCACAGGTCGAATCTTTGCGGGCGCAATTGCGTAAACGCAAGGATGCCAACGGCAAAGACCGCACAGATGCGATCGTGCTAGGCAATGGTATGAGCTACCAGCAGATGGGCTTGGATGCCCAGAAGCTGCAAGCGATTGAGACAACGCAGGAACTGGAAACGGCGATCTGCGGCGCATTCCGCATCCATCCAGCCGTTGTATTGACAAGTGCGGGGCTTGCACGTAGCACATACAACAACCTTGCTAGTGCCTACCAAGAATATACCACTTTAACGCGCGTACCGTTCTGGAATGCGCTTGAAGAGCAACTGGAATCGGGACTCCGTAAGGAATTCCCAGATGTTCAGCTTGCTTTTGATACGTCAGAGGTGCAAGCGCTACAACCAGACGCGGCAACGATAGAAGCGCAGACATTGCAGCAGTTCACGGCGAATATCATCACGCTTAACGAAGCACGCGCAACGCTTAAGTACGAAGATGTAGAGAACGGCGATGTATTCGCTTACGAGCAGCAGCCAGCAGGCGGCTTTGGTGCGTTTACTGCTCCAGAGCCAGAGGCAAAGCAAGCGGTAGAAACCAACGCAGACCCAATCGAAAGCGTAGAGGGCCGCAAGGTAAAGTGGCACGAGCCGGAGGCGGTTAAATACTGGCAGAAGCAGGAAGATGTTATCCTCAAAGCTGCGGAAGCTACGCAGGCCGATGTTGCGGAAGTAATGAAGCGCGTAGAGCGTGCAGTCATGAAGCAGGTAAAAGCGGATCATTTTGTTGGCGTCAACAAAATGGTAAAAGCTCCAGAGGATGCAATCAACATAGCCGATTTGGTCAGGCAGTTTATTGCAGCCAATGAAGCTACGCAAGAGGCATTGCGTACGCAGATCATCGAGATGACGCTTGAAAGCGTGGGCGGTGATCTTACGCAAGTGCAGAGCTTGACAGATCAAATCCGTGATGAGCAAATCCGCAAGTCTACCGAGAACATGAAAGAGTCTTTGAACACGGCTAAAAAGGACGTGGCAAGAGTTCTCGAAGCTAACGCAGGCAAGCCGGCAGCGGAAGTGCAAAAGTCGCTGCTAGAAAAGTTTACCGAGATGCAGACGTCACGCGCAAAGATGATCGCCGTTACTACGTGCAAAGCGCAGGCAACGGTAGTGCAGCGCAAGACAGTCGAGCGCGTCAATGCACGGGAAACAGATCCAAAGCGTAAGGTCGTACAAGTGTGGCTATCACAGCGTGATTCTGACGTACGCAAGACGCATAAAGATTTAGACGGCGAATGGATTGAAGAGGGCGAGACGTTTGACCAGTTCGTATCTGGAGCAGGCGAAGGCCCCGGACTAGGGGAGCCACAAGAAGCGATTAACTGCCGCTGTACCTTACGTCCAGTTCGCCGATCACGAGTACAGGAACGGAACTAATGAAGTACAAGAACATACCAGTAGAATTTAAGGCGGATGAGCAGGGCAGTGTTGAAGCGTTCGTAAGCGTCTTCGGCAATGTCGATTCATACGGCGATCGTGTTATTTACGGCGCATTCAAGGAAAGCATAGAAGCAAAGCTGCCCAAGATGGTATGGCAGCACGATATGCAGCGACCGATTGGGAAGACGGTGCTAGCAGAAGAGATAGCAGCAGGTGATGCGCGTCTACCAGAGCGTCTACGCGATAACGGCGCGCTGTATGTGAAGGGCCTGTTTAACCTCAACACGACCGACGGCAAAGACGCATACGAGCACATCAAGTTTGGCAGCGTGGATGAGTACAGCTTTGGTTATGAAGAGGTAGAGACAACGCCGCTGGCAGATGGTACAAAAGAACTTAACAAACTGAACATTATTGAATGGTCACCGGTTACGGTAGGGGCTAATCCCATGACCATGACAAGTAACGTAAAAGCTATGACACTCGAAGAAAAGCTGGATGTAGCGGCTACGCTTATCAAGCAATCAGAAGAGCACGCACTCGCATACGCGGATATGCGTAGTAAAGCGGGCCGTGTGCTCAACTCTCGTATCCGAGGCATGATCCTTTCACTTGCCGATCAATTGAAAGATGTCTCAAAAAATCTGTATCAGCTTCATGCAGAGACAGACCCAATACCAAAGGCAGACGATAAGGAGTTAAAGCGCAAGCAACTCCTATCGCTTATGCAAACAATCAACACAATGGAGATAATCTAATGACGTGGGAAGAAATCCTCGCCGCTTTGGATGCTGTTCTCGCCGGGACATTTGAAACACCGGAAGCAATGGCAGCCGAAGTAGCAACAATCCGCGAACAGATCGCGGCGCTTCTAGCAGAAGCATCTGAAGAAACAGCCGAAGTTGAAGAAGTATCGGCAGCCGTAGAAGGCGCAGCAAAGGCACAAGCCAAGCTCGCTCGTATCATGACAATCATCCAACAAAAGAAGGCGCTTAACGATATGAAGACAAAGAACGCTTCAGATCTTAACGCACTCAAGACAGCGGCCCCAGTACCTTCTGGATTCGTTGCAGAAGGCGCAAAGATCACAGGCCAGCACTACCGTGGCAAGGCATTCAAGCAGTTCGGCAGCGAAGCAGGATCAGCGGCATACAAGGCAGGACGCCAGATTGCAGCTTACCTTGGCGATGCTAGCTCGGCACAATGGTGCAAGGATAACGGCGTACCAATGCAGAAGACAATGGCAACTACCAACAACTCGCTTGGTGGTTTGACTGTTGTTGACGAACTGGATCAAGCTATCCTGTACTACCGCGAAGAGCGCGGCGTAGCTCGCGGTATCATGGACGTAGTATCTATGAATAGCGAAACACGTACCGTTAACCGTAACGTAGGCGGCACGACTGTATACGCACTTGGCGAAGGCCAGAGCTACACAGCTTCAGATGTTCAGTTCAGCGGCGTACAGCTTACAGCAAAGAAGTTCGGTGCTCTCACACAGAACACGATCGAGCTCGGCGAAGATTCATACGCTGCAATCGCAGAAGAGATTGCAAAGGATCACGGCTACGCACACGCTGTACAAGAAGACAAGGTAGCTTTCTTGGGCGATGGTACTTCAACGTACAACGGCCTTGTAGGTTTGACCGAATCATTCAAGAAGCT